GGTAAATTGGGTATTGGTCTAGACGCTGCCGAATTGAAATCCATGTCATTTGAAGAAGTTCAAGGACGTTTGACTGAATTGTTTGGTGGCGCAGCGGCTGCAAACGCTGACACATACGCGGGACAAATTGCACGCGTTCAAGTTGCATTTGACGAAGCGAAGGAAACATTGGGAACGGCGTTGTTGCCTATTCTTGACAAATTATTGAAGTTCATCAATGAAAACGCATTGCCAGCAATCCAGGCATTTTCAGCAGCGTTCAGCCTTACCGAAGGCGACGGGTTTGGCAAGGTCATCACCGACGTTGGTACAACCCTGAAGAAAACATTCACACCAATCGTCGAAGCAATGAAGTCGGTTTTCGATAGCGTAAAAACGGCGATCATGAATAGCAAGGACGAATTCAAAGCATTTTGGGACGTCGTGAAATTCATTGCACCGCTTATCGGTAGCGTATTGGGCAAATACATGTCATTAGTGGGCGACGCTGCTGAAATCGTCATCACAGTCATTGCGAAAGTATTGGGCGCATTGAAACCATTATTGAACGCCGCCATTGACGGAATCAACGCCGTAATCAAGGGTTACAACGCAGTGCAATGGGGCAAGGACATTCCGTACGTGCCCAAAATTGGTGCGGCGTCTACGGCAACGGGCGCGCTTGGTAATTATTCAATGTCAACGGGCACGGTTGCTTCATCACCAACTGCAAGCGTTACACCAGCAGGCACAACGACAACAACAAGCGGCGGCACAACATCAAGCGGAATCGCAACCGCTGCGAAAGTTGCTGCGTCAGCTGCCAGCAGTGTTGTTTCAAGCAATTTCAATCCTGGTTCATTCCGTATGGCTGAAGCCGCTTCAATGGGTACAACGATTAACCTGACAGTCACTGGCGCGTTTGATAAAGAAGGCACTGCCCGAACAATCGTTGAAACCTTAAACGACAGTTACTATCGCGGCACGGGTGGCGCGGGAAGCCTTCAAATAGCATGACGCAATGGTCGCCCATTTGGAAAGTGACCATTGACGGCACTGAATACACAAACGCCGTTTTGGCAAACCTTGTTATTCGTAGCGGTCGCACAAACATTTATGAGCAGGCACAAGCGGGCTACACCAACATTCAATTGATCGACGTCAATCAGACTGCAATTCCCGTGCAGATCAACTCGACTATTTCAATTCAGATCAAAGACACCGCAGGCACATTTGTTTCAATTTTCGGTGGAAACGTTGTTGACATTGGGTTGGAAGTCCGGGACGTGGGTTCAACCATGTTCACGCAGACTTATTCGATCACCGCGTTGGGTGCATTAGCACGTTTGCCAAAGGCATTGACCAACGGCGTACTTTCAAAAGAATTTGACGGCGATCAGATTTATGACATTTTAAGCGACGTTTTGTTTAACACGTGGGCGCAGGTTGCTGGTTCGTTGACATGGGGCGGTTACACACCAGCGGGGACAACATGGGCAACGGCTGAAAACAATGGTTTGGGCGAAATTGATCGTCCAGGCAACTATGAATTGGCAGCCCGTTCGTCAGAGCGCACCGACGTTTATTCGCTGGTTTCTGCCCTGGCGACGTCGGGTGCAGGTTATTTGTACGAATCCCCAACGGGACAAATCGGGTATGCCGATAGTACGCACCGCACCAATTACCTTGCTGCAAATGGTTACGTTGACTTAGACGCCAACCATGCCCGTGCCGCTGGTCTAAAAATTCAAACCCGTGTTGGCGACGTTCGCAATTCGTTGACGATCAAATACGGTGCGACTAGCAGCAGCGAAGTCAGTGCCAGCAATGCGGAATCAATTGCCCAATTTGGTACATTGGCGCAGATCATCACGACGACACTGCACAATTCAGCTGACGCCACGGCGCAGGCAAATTTCTATTTGTCATTGCGTGCCCAACCCCAACCAATCTTTAGCGAAATTTCATTTGACCTGACAAACCCTGAAATTGACAACGCTGATCGTGACAACCTGATCAACATTTTCATGGGCGAAGCAATTGCCCTGACCAATCTGCCGCTGAACATGAATTCGGGAACGTTTCAAGGTTTCGTCGAAGGCTGGTCGTTCCAGGCTGGTTATAACCGTTTAAGTGTCACGTTGTTATTGTCGCCATTGGCTTATTCATTGCAGGCAATGCGCTGGAATGACGTGCCGATCACTGAACGTTGGAATAGCGTGTCGGGGACTTTAGACTGGGAAAATGCAACAATTGTTGCCTGATAAGGAGAAAACATGACAAATCCAACAAGCAATTTTGGGTGGCAAATGCCAACGTCGACCGACTTGGTGACAGACCTGCCCGCCGATTTTGAAGTTTTCGGACAAGCCGTTGACACTTCATTGGCTGATCTAAAGGGCGGCACAACGGGTCAGATTCTTTCAAAGGCTTCAGGCACTGACATGGACTTCACATGGGTTGCACCAACAACGGGTGACATCACTGGCGTGACCGCTGGCACTGGTATTTCAGGCGGTGGGACGTCGGGGGACGTAACAATCACAAATTCAATGGCAACGGCGATCACAACCGCTGGCGATTTAATTAAAGGCACAGGTGCTGGAACTTTCGATCGTTTAGGCATTGGAACAACTGGTCAGGTTTTGACGGTGAGTGGCGGTGCGCCAGTTTGGTCAACGCCAGCAGGTTCAACAGGTAAAGTCGTGCAAGCAAAATTCGCCTTAAGCACGGGTGCATTTAGCCGCACTACCGACACAATTCTTGACATGATTTCAGTGACAATCACACCAACAAGCAATTCAAATAACATTGTTATGTTTTGGTCAGGTCAGGCAGATGCCTACGATACTTCGGGCGGTTCGGCTTATGGTTACGTTGACATAACCGACGGAACAACAGCCAAAATTGTAAGCAACTGGGGCTGGGAACAATTTAGTGTCACAACTGGAAACGGTGTTTCATACAATGGCAGCGGTGGAATGGCTTATCGTACGGCACAGGGAACATCATCAAAAACTTACACAATGCGTTTAAAAAATGTTTTTGGTGGTTCCACAGTTGATTTTGCCCAACCTTACCTACTAATTATGGAAGTTGAACCAGCATAATGAAAACATTTATTGATCATTACAAAGCAATTCAAATCAAAACTGGCTTAAAGGCTGACGGAATAGTTGGAACGGTCGAAGAATGGGTTGCAGAATTGCCAAATGGCACGACAATTTCCAATGTTGAAATTTCTGCTGAAGAAATTGCCGCTGCAAAAATAATTCGTGAAAATGAAGAAATTGCCACGAAAGAAACAAAGGCTGCTGAAAAAACTGCCGTGCTAGCAAAACTAGGGTTAACCGCCGAAGAAGTTGCGGCATTGTTGTCATGACCTATCCTGACGGCACAAACGCACGTTTGATCGAAGTCGCAGCAGCTGAAGTCGGCACGGTTGAAGAAGGCGACAACCTGACTAAATACGGCAAATTCACAAAAGCAGACGGTTTGCCCTGGTGTGGCAGTTTCGTCAATTGGTGTGCAGCACAGGCAGGGGTCAAAATTCATTCAGTCGTCAGCACTGCAATCGGCGCACATAAATTCAAAGAAATTCAACGTTGGTCAGGTATGCCACAACTAGGCTATTTGGCATTCATGGATTTTCCACATGACGGCGTCGACCGCATTTCTCACATTGGAATTGTGGTTGGACTTATTGATTCAAAGACTTGCTTGACGATCGAAGGTAACACCAGCGGGACAGGCGACCAACGCAATGGCGGCATGGTCATGGTGAAGATTCGGTCATACGGCGAAGGTAAAGAAATCGTCGGTTTTGGCATTCCAAAATTTGTGCCGTACAAAGGCGAATTTCCAAAGGTAGAAGCACCAGCAACATCAACTGCAAAACCTAAAAAGGAGACAAAAAAATGGTCGAAGCCAAAGCCTTGATCGCGTCATGGGCGCGTTCATTTATGGCAGCAGCACTCGCGCTATACATGGCGGGCGTTACTGACCCAAAGACCCTTGCAATGGCAGGTGTGGCAGCAGTCGCACCAGTCATTTTGCGTTGGTTGAATCCAAACGACAAAGCCTTCGGTTCTACGGGGAAGTGAACCGCAGATTCGCAGCGGCAGGGTTGGTTTGGGCACTTGCACTAACCCTGACCGCCTGCGGGTATCAGGGGTGGACACGTTATGAATGCCAGGAATTCGAAAATTGGACAAACGCGGAATGTCAGAAACCGCAGTGCGTCCCTACTGGAACATGCACTGACGACATCATTGGAGAAGTCGTACAACAAACCCGCACGCCGTAAATCACCCGAAGAAGTTCACGCGCAGCTGATTTTGATAATTGGCACAACGCTGGCAATGGTGTTTTTGATCGTGACCATTGGCATTACTTATGCCCTAATTTTCGTGACCCAGCCGATCGGCGCACAAGCACCCAACGACGCAGCCTTCATTGATCTATTGAAAACCCTGGCAATTTTCTTGACTGGTTCGCTGGGTGGCGTACTTGCTGGCAATGGACTGAAATCAAAGCCGAAGCCGATCGACACGCCGACAAACACGCAAGGTTCTTGACCGCGCGCCAATCATGCGTCACCCTGAGTTCAGGTGGTAGTCCTACCGCCTAGAATCGGGAGAATTCAAAATGGTACTTGATCTACTTGACCCGCAAACGCTGGGTCGTTTGGTTGGCATTGTCTGCCTTATGATTTTGGCAGCGGCTGCGGGATACGCAAAAGGCTTCAAAGAAGGTAAGCGCGAAGGCTTGGCACGTCGTAAGGCAATGGTTCGTCACATGGCAAACAAGGCGGTCAAATAATGGCTGGCTTCTTGGATAACTACGAGGACGTAGCGGCACGAATCAAGCGTTTTTGGGAAACACACCCGTCAGGTCGAATTGAAAATCACATTGTTGAATTCAATGCTGAAAAGGGTTTCATTCTAGTTCAGACCCAAATCTTCAAAGAGTACGAGGACGAAAAGCCTTCGGCGATCGATTACGCATTTGGCAACGTGGCAACATACAACGTCCAAATGAAGAAATTTTTTTGCGAAGATACGGTCACTTCCAGCATTGGACGCGCCATTGGGTTGTTGCTTGGTACGGACAAACGCCCAACCCGTCAAGACATGGAAAAGGTCGAAACAATCAGCACCGCAGTTGCGAAGTCAACCGCCGACGATTATGACCCGTGGGCACAGAAATTCGGTGACGTGCCTAGTTTCAAAACACCTGGTGAAGCCGAATTGGCTGGCACACCGTCATTTGGTTCATCAGCTGACGGCGTGACCTTACGTGACGCAATTGCTGAGATCGACGGGCAATTGGGCGGTCAACTGGTTGAAGAAGCACCGAAATGCGAACATGGTCACCGCGTTTGGAAAACTGGCAAAAAGAAAAACGGTGACGACTGGGCTGGGTATTTCTGCCCTGAACGCGAAAAGGCAAACCAGTGTCAACCGCAGTGGTACATGTTTGGGTCAAACGGGAAATGGCGTGCCCAATGAGTGATTTCATGGAAATCATCTATCCACAATCCATGATGGCAAAACTATTGCAAAACGGTGAAGTGATCGCCGAATACAAAGTCGAACAATGCGACGGTTGTGCAATGGTTGTCAAACTAGACGCCTTCGGATACAAGATAGGGCAGGCAGGCGAAAAACTGGCTTGGTTGTGCGGTGGTTGTCGGTGAAAATGCAATTGACCCGTCAGGAAGAAATCATTTGCATGTTGGCAGCAGTTAAATTGTCAGCAGACAACAACAAATTCATGGACAACCCGCAACGTCATCAAAAGGAATTGGGTACGTTTGAATACCTGGTCGAATCTGCTGAAGCAATTGGCAGCGAATGGGTAGTGGCAAAATACTTCAATCTTCCATTTGACCCGTACGAGAACAAATACAAAACAAAAGCCGACGTGGGCAATGCGATCGAAGTCCGCTGGACTAAGTACGTCACGGGTCAGCTGATAATTCATGAATACGATCGACCAAATGACATTGCAGTGCTGGTGACGGGACAATCACCGCATTACTTCATTGCGGGC